CCGCCGTTCATATCTGTAGCGACACTTTTGATTTGACCAAATCTCGACATTAAGATATTTTCCTAGTGAAAGGGGAATATTATGCCAGCGGGTTTGAATAATGCAAAAAAATACCAAAAACGCATTCGAGAAAAGATCGATGGCGTCGATGTGTTGTGCAATAAATGTTCTGAATGGAAAGATTCATCATCTTTTTGGATAAGCAAGGGTCGTTATCAATCGACATGCAAAGATTGTCATAAAAAGAAATATTCGGTAAATGCCGGTTATCGACCGCCAAAAGAAATTGAAAGATTAAAAGAATCTAAAAAGAAACGCCAACAATGGCTCGATGAAAAATTGAAATGCGTTCGATGTGGCTCACAGAAACCTAGAAAAGATTTTTATGATCCAAAACAAAAAATATATTTGGAATATTGTTGCAACATAAAACGAACCGAGGAACAAATCTTAACCGACATCAATGAACAGATGAAAACCTGTTTCACTTGCGGATTGAGGTTGCCGTTTTCTGAATTTGGTTCGGCAAACACACGCGATGGTCGAAATGGTTCTTGCAAATGTTGCCGCGCGGCAATGACTAAGATTTCCGGCGGAACAAGTTTGCGGCGTAGAAATCAGAAAATTGAAACCGACGATGGATCGATCACGGTTTTGTCATTGAGCAAAATGTTGCGCGAAACAAATCATTGCCCGATTTGCAATGTTGAGATGAACCAAGATTATCCGGCTACTAATCGAAACAAAACGATCGATCATAATTTGCCGTTATCCAGAGGCGGAAAGCATACGATCGAGAACATTTCGATCATGTGTTTGGGTTGCAACTCTCGCAAACAGACTCGAACTTTGGATGAGTTTCAAAGAAATTTAAAAAAAAAGGTTCCGATCGAATGAATGATGAAACAACTTTTGTCACATATGATGAGGCAAGAACCCGAAAAATCGCGGCGGATGCAGAGTTGGCCGAAATGGAACTTGCTAAAGCAAAGCGTGAATATATTTCTGTTTTTGATGTTCAATCCGCCTGGCAAGAAGTTTTATCTAATATGAAAGCCAAGTTGCTATCGATGCCCTCAACGGTTGCGCCATTGGTTCAAAGCGAAACAAATTTGGGGGTTGTGAAAGACATCATCGAAAATTCGGTGAGAGAATGTTTAGAGGAATTGTCATCATATGAGCCAGGAATCGAGCAAAGAGGGATTGATGGCGTTAAACCAAACGATCAAACAATCCCTAAGAATACTAAGGCCACCGCCAAAACTAACAATAAGCGAATGGGCCGACCAAGAAAGGCGGCTAAGTTCTGAGGCATCGGCGGCACCTGGTCGATGGTACACTGAGCGCACCGAATATTTACGGGGCATCATGGATGCGGCCAGTGATCCAAGTGTCACCGAGGTTGTCGTTCAAGCAGGGGCGCAACTCGGAAAAACTGAGGTTTTATTAAATGCAATCGGGTTTCATATCGCACACGACCCCGCGCCAATCTTGGTTGTTCAGCCAACCGGACATCAAGGCATGGCAGAAACCTTTTCGAAAGACCGGCTTGCGCCGATGTTGCGCGATACGCCATGTTTAAAAGATAAAGTTCAAGACCCCAAAAAGCGCGATGGCGGAAATACAACCTTGCAAAAGAACTTTCCTGGCGGTCGGATTTCGATGATTGGCGCGAACTCACCGGCGCAACTTGCCTCGAGGCCGATCCGAATTGTTTTGCTCGATGAAACCGATCGCTTTCCGGCATCATCCGGAAGCGAGGGCGATCCGATTGAATTGGCTCGCAAACGATCCGCGACATTTTGGAACCGCAAGATTTTGATGGTATCAACGCCAACCAACAAAGGCTCATCGATCATCGAGGAAAGATATTTGCAAAGTGATCAGCGGCGGTTCTTTGCTCGATGCCCTCATTGCGATGAGGCTCAAATCTTAGAATGGCGAAACGTGCAATGGCAAAAAGATCGACCGGAAACCGCCGGTTATGTTTGCGATGGTTGCGGGGTTTTTTGGTCGGATGCGGAGAAAAACAAAGCCGTTCGGAATGGCTATTGGGAAGCGAGCCAAAATTTTCACGGCATTGCCGGTTTCCAAATTTCCGGAATCTATTCGCCTTGGATTTCGCTCGAGGATGCGGTTCGAGATTTTTTGAAGGCGAAGAAATTGCCGGAAATGCTCAAGGTTTGGACGAATACATATCTCGGCGAAACCTTTGAGATACAAGGCGATGGCATTGATGAGGATGATATTCCAGGCAAGGATTCATTCGAGAAAGAGTTTTTGCCGGATGAATGCGTTCTAATCACCGCCGGAATCGATACACAAGACGATCGTCTTGAAATTGAAATTGTCGGATGGGGCCGAGATCAAGAAAGTTGGTCGCTAGATTATCGGACAATTTACGGCGACCCATCCTCGCCTCAAGTTTGGGGCCAACTCGATGCGGTTTTGTCGGAAACGTGGGATCATCCTCGAGGGATTGAGATGCCTATTCGGTGCGCGTGTATTGACTCGGGGGGGCATCACACAAACGCGGTTTATGTTTTTGTGAAGCCTCGAGAGGGGCGCAGAATCTTTGCGATCAAGGGTGTCGGGGGCGAAGGAAGGCCGCAAGTAGGAAAAGCCTCGAAAAACAATCGGCAATCTGTTAGACTATTTCCAGTGGGTGTTGATGGGATCAAGGAATTGGTTTATTCGAGATTGAAAATTCGAGAGCCAGGGCCAGGATATTGTCACTTTCCCGAGGGGCGGGGTGATGAATACTTTTTGCAGCTAACAGCGGAAAAGATGGTCACTCGGTTCAAAAAAGGTTATAAGAGGCGGGAATGGGTGCAAACCCGACCCCGAAATGAGGCTCTTGATTGTCGCGTTTATGCGATTGCGGCGTTGGCGATCATGAATCTAAATTTGAATAGTTTGGCAAATCGTTTCGCAAAGGCGGCACAAAGTGAGGATGATGAGCCAGAAATAAAAGCCGAGGTCGCGGAAAAGGTATCGCGGCCATCACAAAGACCGATGAGGCGTCCAGGCAGCGGCAACTTTGTGAACTCTTGGAGATGATATAAATGGCGAATTTATTCGATGCCGCAAATGCCCCAACAACCGAGCCGCTCGAAATTGTTGTTGGTGATTTCATTCAATGGAAAAGAACCGATCTCGGTGTCGATTATCCAAACAACCTTTATACCGCGACATATATCGCGCGAATAACCGGCGGCGGGGCGAGTGAAATCACATTGGTTGGCACCGCATCCGGCGATGATTATTTATTCACGGCGGATTCGGCAACCTCGGCGGCATTCAACGCGGGTTATTATCATTGGCAACTCGAGATCGTTCAAAACTCGGATTCGGAGCGGGTGGTGGTCGATCGAGGCACGTTCGAGGCGATTGTTGATCTTGATGTCAACAATGTTGATCCGAGAACCCATGCCGAAATCATGGTCGATAAAATCGAGTCGCTTTTGCAAAATCGCGCCGATGCCGATGTTTCGAATTATTCAATCCAAGGCCGCTCTCTGGTGAAATTGTCGATCGATGATCTTTTGAGGTGGCGCAATTATTATCGGTCGGAATTGAGAAGCGAAAAACAAAAAGAGCGCGTTCGCCGAGGAAAATCGACCGGCGCAACGATCAAGGCGAGGTTTTAAAAGATGGGTGTTTTTGATTTCCTAAAAAGAGATGCAAAGCCGGTCAAACGGCGCTCATTTAAAGCCGCGCAAAGTGGACGATTGTTTTCGGATTTTATTGCCTCGAGCCGATCGGCGGATTCAGAGATCAAAGCCGCATTGCAGCAAATCCGCTATCGATGCCGCGATCTTGCGAGGAATGATGAATATGCTCGGCGGTTTTTATCGCTTATCAAAACGAATGTGGTCGGTGATCGGGGCATCTCAGCGCAAGTGAAAGCGAAAAACGCTGATGGTTCATTCGATGCGCCAGGAAATGCCATCATCGAGAATGCGTTTCGGGCATGGGGGCGCAAGGGGATTTGCACCGTTGATGGTCGGTTTTCTTGGAAAGACGCGCAACGGTTTGCGGCGGAGGCATTGGCGAGAGATGGCGAATTGTTGGTTCGCATGGTCAATTATCCACAGAACAATTTCGGATTTGCGATCGAGTTTCTCGAGGTTGATTTGCTCGATGAAAATCACAATGAAACCTTGCAGAATGGCAACAAAATCCGGATGGGTGTTGAGATCGATCGCTTTCACCGGCCAGTTGCTTATCATCTTTTAACCGCTCATCCTGGCGATAATGAATACACCTCGAGCCTTGCAACGCGCAGAACGCGCATCTCGGCGGATAAAATCTTGCACATATTCTTACCGGAGAGAGCGCAGCAAACGCGCGGGGTGCCTTGGATGTCGGCGGCGGTTGCACCTCTCAAGCAACTCAACGGCATGAGAGAGGCCATTCTAATCAATGAGAGAATATCGGCCTCGAAAATGGGTTTCTTCACTACACCAAGCGGCGATGATTTCGTTGGCGATGATGTTGAAAATACTTACACGCCAATCATCGAGGCCGAGCCAGGAACATTTCACCAACTCGGGCCAGGCGTTGATTTCAAATCATTCGATCCAACCTCGAACGCAAACACATTCGCGGATTTTGAGCGAGCGATCTTGCGAGGGATTGCCTCGGCATTGGGTGTTTCTTATGCCTCGATCTCGAATGATTTGACGCAAACCTCTTATTCATCGATCCGCCAAGGCGCTCTCGAGGATCGTGATTTCTACAAAGTTTTACATGATTTTATGATCGAGCATTTTGTTCAACCGATCTTTCGGGCGTGGTTGA